CTTCTAATACTAAAGTTAAAATAAACGATTCTCTTATTAAAAAAATATTAAAAAATAATAATGCCGATTACATCGAATACAAATCTACTACAAATACATTAGTTATTACAAAAAATCCTTTCAACTTTCTAAATGTTTATAAAGATACTACATATAAAGGTGTAAATTTACAAGAAAACCCTGTATTAAAAATAGGAGGTTCCAATGAAACCAAAAAATCAATGAAAAACACAACCAAGAAAAATTTAAAAATAAAAACTGAAAAAATAGACACATCTATTTCATCCAATAAGTGTGCTATTTCTAATAACCAAGTTTCAAATGATTTTATTGATAATATTGTCAAAAAATTGTCTAAATTTAAAATAATTGTAAACCAATCTTCTATCAAAATGCAAAAACATAAATGTTTACCCGATAATCTTGATAAATTCAATAATTTATTCATCGACCCCAACACACATTCTATTAAAAATAAACTCATGTTTCAAAAAAGAATTATGGGATTAACTTCCTATTTTAAAAGTGCAAACGAAAAATTATTACCCAAGTTCGATAAAAAAACAGACATAGAAAGAATAGAATTAAATATGAGTAATTACCAACTTAACGTTTACGAACAAACAAGAGTTATTGAAAGAAGTCAAGAATTAAGAAATGCCAAAAATAGAAAAAAAGGCAAAATAACTAATATGTATGAAGAATCAAACTCTACATATAGAGTATACTCCAGAGCTTGTTGCAACTTCGTTTTCCCAAATAATATACCCCGTCCAATGGTAAAAGAAACTACAATGGAATTTGAAGAAAGTAAAAAAATATTAGAAACTATTAAAGAAAATACATCTGAAGGAGAAACCAAAAAAAGTGTTACTAAAAACATAACAAAAAATTCAATGCCTTTGATAAGTGAAGATATGTTAGATGAAACTACCTCAACAGATTTAATTGATTCCGAAGCTGATGAATTGCAGCGAAAAAATGAAATAGAAAAAATAGTTGATAATAATTATAGCGACCGCATTAACATGACCCTTGAACGTTTATCTGAAGCTACTGTGAAAAATGCTGATGGATTTGACGAAAAATTATTATTTGGAGACAATTTTAAACACTTATCTCCCAAATTTCATCATATTTTACAAACTTTGAAAAATAAAGATTTTTACGGCACTCATCTATTATACTCCAGTTTTAAAAGATTAGAAGGCATCGGCGTATTGAAATTAATTTTAGAAGCAAACGGTTTCGTTCAATTCAAATTAAAAAATAAAATTGGTCAAGCTGGTAAAAACTCAAGAGAATATGAAATAAATATTGAAGAATTACGAAATAAACCTTCTTTTGCATTATATACTGGTGATGAAAAAGAAGAAGAAAAAAATATTTTAAGACTTATTTTCAATAGCGAATGGGATAAAATTAGCGACAAAAATTTAGTTGAACAATTAAAAAATTTAAATGATAATAATTATTACGGAGAAGTTATTAAATGTTTTATGATAACCAGTTCAGGTGCTGAAGGTATTACTTTGAAAAATACTAGATATGTTCATATAATGGAACCTTATTGGCATCCAACACGTAAAGATCAAATTATTGGTCGAGCACGTCGTATTTGTAGTCATAAAGCTTTACCTGAAGATATGCAAGATGTTCGTGTATTTATGTATTTGATGGAAATAACAAAAGAGCAATTGGCAGATAAAGTATCCAAAGATATGAAATTAAAAGATTTGAGTAAACTACAATATCCAGTGGCACCAGACAGTGATAAAAAAGAATATCGTGTTCAAACAAGTGATGAAACATTGTTTGAAATATCGACCATTAAAGAAAAGGTTATTTCTGGTCTTACTAGATTAATTAAAGAAGCATCTATTGATTGTGCTGTATACTCAAAGCGCGGAACAACTGAACAAGTTGAATGTGTTCAATATGGTCAACCAAGGCTAAGAGATCTTTCATATTTACCTGATATTTCCAAACAACCTTCTGAACAAACAATAAGTAAAAATCAAGAAAAAATTACTTGGCGTGGTCAAGAATATGAATTACGTGGTAAAAAGTATATTTACAGAAAAATGAGTAATGATGTTGCTAACTTATATGATGTGGAAAGTTATTATCAAGCTCTTGAGAATCCAAATATTGAACCGCGTTTAGTTGCTATTGAAGAAAAGAAAAATGGTAAATTGTTTATACGCAATTTGTAATTATTTGATAATTTGATAAACATATATGTACGTTATATATACGTACATATATATGACTAGTTCTACAAGAAAGAGATTTAAGAAATCTAGAAAACCTCGAGCAAAAAAACATTCCAAGAACCGTATCACTCGAAGAAATAAAATACACAAACAAAGAGGAGGAGAAGATCCACTACTGGATGAAGTGAATGCTCTGTTGGAGGCGGGTGCAAACGTGAACAAGTCCAATGATAACGGTGAGACTCCACTGATCAAGGCATCCAAAGAAGGACGTGTGGATGTAGTGGATCTCCTATTGAAGAATGGTGTGGAGGTGAACAAGGGCGATAATGATGGTGAGACTCCACTGCACTGGGCCTCCTTTAATGGGCAATTGGAGGTGGTGCAGGCTCTGCTGGGCGCGGGGGCAGATGTGAACGAGGCTGATAATGATGGTGAGACTCCACTGTACTATGCCTCCCTGCATGGGCACTTGGAGGTGGTGCAGGCTCTGCTGGGTGCAGGTGCAGAAGTGAACAAGGCCAATATTGAGGGTGAGAGTATACTGCACTGGGCCTCCCGGAGGGGGCACTTGGAGGTGGTGCAGGCTCTGCTGGGTGCAGGTGCAGAAGTGGACAAGGCCGATAATGAGGGTGAGACTCCACTGCACATGCCCTCCTATAATGGGTACGTGGAGGTGGTACAGGCTCTGGTGGACGCGGGGGCAGATGTGAACAAGGCCACTAATTATGGTGTGACTCCACTGCACGGGGCCTCCTGGAAGGGGAACGTGGAGATGGTGCAGGCTCTGGTGGACGCAGGGGCAGATGTGAACAAGGTCAATAAGAATGGTGTGACTCCACTATTATTAGCCCAGAGTGAAGGGAAAATGGAGGTGATGCAGGCCCTCCTGGACGCGAATGCGAAGGTGAACAAGGCCGATGTTGGCGGTAGGACTCCACTGTTCATGGCCTCTCGTGATGGGGAGGTGGATGTAGTGGATCTCCTATTGAAGAATGGTGCGGAGGTGGACAAGGCCGATAGTGACGGTGAGACTCCACTGTACCGGGCCTCCTGGAAAGGGCACGTGGAGGTAGTGTGGGCCCTCTTAGACGCGAAGGCGGATGTGAACAAGGCCGATAATATCGGTATGACTCCACTGTACATGGCCTCCAGAGAGGGGCACTTGGAGGTGGTCAGAGCTCTCCTAGCTGCAAGATCAGACGTGAACAGGAGCGATTATTACGGTAGGACTCCACTGTACAGGGCCTCCGAGGAGGGGCACTTAGAGGTGGTGCAGGCTCTGGTGGGTGCAGGTGCAGATGTGAACGAGGCTGATAATGATGGTGAGACTCCACTGCATTTGGTATGTCAGAATGCCAATAATAGTGAGAAGTACTTGGAGGTGGTAAAGACTTTAGTGAGCGCTGGAGTAAATGTGAATATTCGCAATAATAATGGTTATACACCAGTGTATTATGCATCCAAAAACAGGGGGAATGAAAAGATTGTATCACTATTGATGCATACACTCGTAGATAAATACTACCCGAAATATAATTCAATTCATGCTGAAAGGGATAAAGTAAAAGAAGAATGGCAACGCGCAGTGGAACGACAAGGTGCGGCACGAGTTGGTGTCTACGCTCGATCACGTCCACCAACCTTTAACCCACATGTTGGTTTGACAGGAGATATGGAGGAAGGTAAAGATCTACCACCTGATGTTATTCGGGTTATTCAAGATTATCAAGGTGGAAAACGTAAAACCAAGAAATCNNAAGAAATCCAAGAAATCTAAGAAATCTAAGAAATCTAAGAAATCTAAGAAATCCAAACTATCTCGAAAGAAATAAATATATATCTACGTTATATATATATATACGTAAATATATATGACTAGTTCTACAAGAAAGAGATTTAAGAAATCTAATAAATCTAGAAAACCTCGAGCAAAAAAACATTCCAAGAACCGTATTACGCGAAGAAATAAAATACACAAACAAAGAGGAGGCCAAGTTTCACCATTAATTAATGCGGTCCTAGATGGGGATTTAAAGACGGTGATGGAGATGTTGCCTCCTGGTACAGATGTGAACAAGGCCGATAAAGACGGTAGGACTCCACTGTACTGGGCCTCCCAGAGGGGGAACTTGGAGGTGGTGAAGATCCTCCTGGCAGCGGAGGCGGATGTGAACAAGGCCGATAAAGACGGTAGGACTCCACTGTACTGGGCCTCCCAGTATGGGCACTTGGAGGTGGTGGAGGCCCTCCTGGCAGCCGAGGCGGAGGTGGACAAGGCCGATAATTGGGGTAGCACTCCACTGCACAGGGCCTCCGATAGGGGGGACTTAGAGGTGGTGAAGGCCCTGCTGGCTGCGGAGGCCGAGGTGAACAAGACCGATAATAACGGTTGGCTCCCACTGCATGAGGCCTCCTGGAAGGGGCACGTGGAGGTGGTGAAGGTCCTCCTGGCTGCGGAGGCGAACAAGAACGCTAATGCTGACGGTAAGACTCCACTGATCATGGCCACCCGTAATGGGCACTTGGAGGTGGTGAAGGCTCTGCTGGGCGCGGAGGCAGATGTGAACAAGGCCAGTATTAATGATGGTTGGACTCCACTGTACTTTGCCTCCTCTAGGGGAAAATTGGAGGTGGTGCAGGCTTTGCTGGGCGCGGAGGCAGATGTGAACAAGGCCGATAAGTATGGTGAGACTCCACTGTTCGCGGCATCCCGTAAGGGGCACTTGGATATAGTGAAGGCTCTGGTGGACGCCGGGACAGATGTGAATATACGTAATATTGACGATTACTCAGCGGTGTATTATGCATCCAGGAATTTGGAAAAGTATAATGAAATTGCGAAGAACAAAAAGATTATATCACTATTGATGCATACACTCGTAGATAAATACTACCCGAAATATAAATCAATTCATGCTAGAATGGATAACGTAGAAGAAGAATGGCAACGTGCTGTGGAACGAAAAGGTGCAGCACAAGTTGGAGTCGTCGCTCGATCACATCCATCAACCTTTAACCCAAATGTTAGTTGGACAGGAGATATGGAGGAAGGTAAAGATCTACCACCTGATGTTATTCGGGTTATTCAAGATTATCAAGGTGGAAAACGTAAAACCAAGAAATCCAAAGCAAAAAAAGGTTCTAAGAAGCGTATCACTCGAAGAACCAGAATAAAAAAAGGAGGAATGTACGACGAAGATCACGACGAATATCCAGATGTAAAATTATCCGACCGCCAGTATCATATCAACCTTCTTATTGGAGCAATAGAATCGGAAGTTACTTCTTTTAATGATGATGACAAAAAAGTAGAACGTGTTCAAAAGATAATAAACAATTTTCGAACTAAAAGAGCTAAGGAAGCACTTGTGAACACATCTCTCGGTTATAGTGCCAATACGAAAGCATTACACGCTGCCGCTTTGAGAGGAGACCGTTTTAATGGTAATATGATAAAACTTCTATTAAACAATGGTGCACGTGTTGACTCACAAGATATTTGGAGGCAGACACCATTACATTATGCAGCTAGGCGTGGTCCTGCTATAAATGCAAGGATTCTTGTTGAGGAGGGAGGTGCAGATATAGGTGCTAAGGATAGGGATGGTAAAACACCACTTGATATTGCAAAGAAGGAAAAAAACAGTTCGGTTGAAAGGTATCTTGAGGGATTGTTAGAAAAGAGGGAAGAGGCGAAATTGTCAGAAGAGAAGGAAGAGGCGAAATTGTCAGAAGAGAAGGAAGAGGGGATGGATGATGAACAACCAACTATGAAAATGGACGAAATCCAGCGCCACAGCACTCAACTAATTACTGCAATAAAATCGACAGTTGATTATAGATTCACAATGGAGATAAAACTAGCAAATATTAGAAGAATATTGAAATCATTAGGAACACCAGCAAATCAGAAAGCAGGTGTAAACACAATGTCTGAATCATCACAGTTACCATTACATGCTGCCGCTTTTACTTTAGGAGGGAATGGTGAAATGATAAGACTTTTATTAGCGTATGGTGCAGATGTAAACGCTAGAAATAATGGGGAAACAGCATTACATTATGCAGCCAGGCGTGGTTCTGTTATAAATGCAAAGGTTCTTGTTGAGGATGGAGGTGCAGATATAGATGCTAAGGATAGGAATGGTAAAACACCACTTGATATTGCAAGGGAAGAAGGAAACAGTTCGGTTGAAAGGTATCTTGATGATTTGTTAAAAGAGAGGGAAGGGCGTGGGTTCAAAGGTAGGTTTCGTAGTATGATAGACAATCAAAGATTCGAATCAAGATTTTCTTCAAGATCTGGGCGCACGTATACAGAAGAAAAGGATGACGAGAAAAAGGATGACAATGAATTCGGATATACTCCACAACCACCACGACGACGTGGTGGAAAGCGTAAAACCAAGAAACGGTCTAAGAAAAATAAAACCAGTAAATCAATATGATAGAACTGTCTAATAAAGTGGGATAATTCATATAACAACAAATTATTTATTATATCATTTGTTGTTATTTGTAAATGTGTAAATATCCAAACATCTAAATATCTAGACTCACAGTATTTTTATCGGAAGTTCTTCGTCTACGAGATTTCTTGGGAACATTGGCTGTAGATTGAAGATCTTTCAAATCCTGAATACTTATGGTGCTGCTTTCATTATTATTAAAGCTTTCTTCCATATTTTCATTAATAGATGGTGGCGGACCACCCCCCATACTTACTTTCTTTGTTTTTAATCCAGATAAAATAGAATCTATGTCACTTGGTCCTTTCATTTCTGCTCGTTGTTCAACAACTGGTGGTGGAATAGGAACATTGGGACGTCTTGAACTCTTTGGTGGATCAGATGCAGAAGCAAAGTTTTCACTGATATTTATACCGTCATCAGCAACACCACGTCTTGCTTTAGCACGTGCTGAAAAACTATTATCGTTTCCGGGTCTACTATCAGGAGGAGGTGTAGAACCAGGACCTTGTGTTCGCATAGGAGGTGGAGGACCACTTCCCATAGGAGGCATTGGGTCATCATTTGACATACTGTTCATAAATCCTGAAAATCCAGGAGTATTATTACTCATTGAGTTTACAGCTGCCTTTTGGAATTGTTGTGCTAAATCGGGGTTTTGACGTAATATATCATCCATACCAGGCATAGCAGACTTAAACATTGTGTTTGTCATATGCAACATAGCAGCACTTCCACCTAATTGAAAAAGTAATTTTAATTCAGGCGCCATTGTTGCTTTGGATTTATATTTATCGTAAAGTTCTCCAAATACTTCGTCATAATCATCAATGTTCTCACCAACTTGTTCACTCCATCCATCAAGCTTTAAATCAAAAGGATCAAAACGATTATTTAAAAACTCTAAACCATTAATGCAAGTCATCAACATATTTCCCGAAAACTTAATAGAGTTTTGTTTTGCTTTCTCATCCATAATGGTTTCATATTCGCCTTTCATTTCCAAAATTGGAGATTCCATCGTATATTTTTTGGACAATTGAACACCTTTCATTTCCAATGCTTCAAGTTTTCTCAATAATTGAAACTTTTCTCGAAGTAATTCTTCCTTCGTTTGTGCTTGTTTTGGTGCTTCACTAATATCGGGTGTTACTGGAATCTCATTAAACTTATTGAAACCGTCCCAAGTTCCATTGTTTTCAGGAACAGAAGATGTATTCTTACCAAGATTATCATTATCATCAAACTTGACACTAATAGGAGGAAGATCATCTACATTTTCATCAATATCATTCAAATCAGGAATAGGGTCGGTAAATATAGAACTTTTTGAAATAGCAGGTTGGTCACTAGAACCGGTAATTTCATTTAATTCATTTTCCAATTCCTCAAGATCATTTAATTTTATACCATCATCACCCGAACCAGATTTACTTGAATCGGTTTTTTCATTCATAAGAAGTTCAATACCACCTCCAAAATTTGTTGTTCCTTTACCCCTTGACATTCCAGGCATACTATCGTCTAAACTAGAGAGATCAATAACTTCGCTATCCATTAATACTTATAAATACTAATTAACTTTAAGTCTTACGAATTATAATTAATTACGCTACATTTTATTTTTTATATACCACATTCCTTGTAAGAAACAATCTGCTAAATCATCCTTTTTTTTATGATGATTAAAAAAATCAACCCAACTTGTAAATGATTCACTAATCATCCCTAAACATTTCGTTATTCCTGCTTTTTTTCTTTGTGCATAAGAATCATGTAATTCTTCGTCTTTTAACTTGTTTGAAGAAGAAATAAACTCTACATCTAAAAAATCATTTTTCATTAAAAAGTATTGTGATAACATACCTTGAACTGTTTTCATACGGTTAGCAATAGGACTAATTTGATTTTCAATAAGAACTAATTCAATATCATCAAAATTTTCCAAAAGTTTGTCTACTTTTACAGAAATATTTCGTCCTATTGTAACTATATCCAATTTTGTAGCATCTACTTTATCTACGCTATCAAAGCATTTGGTTTTATGGTAATCAACTATAACACCCATTAAATCATTTTTTTTAATAGGCGAATCATATGTAATACAATGTTTTTCTGCAATTTCTTTTAACTTTCCCAAAGTTTGTTTTTTCAAATATTTTAACTCTAAATCTGCAGTAGGTCTCATATATTTTTCCTTTTTCGAATGTTTCAAACAATAATACTTTCCATCTTTACCATATTTTACTTCACCATTACATATTCCATCTCCACCCATACACTTATATGTTTCTTTCTGCGTTACATTAAGTACTTCCCATTTATAAATAGATACCGTATCTACAGAGTTAGATTCATTTTTTTTCACTTCAAATACACAAATGGCAAGATTTTTAATACCTACATCAATACTTACTATTTTCATTTAATTTAATAAGTGATGATCTAAGTTAATTTCTTCTAGTCTACATACTTTTTTTATTTTTTGTTTAAATATTGTTTCGTCTAACTAAATAATTAAATTATGATAAAAGCATAATAGGTAATTCGAATTGTTAAATGGATAGATAATATACTTGTTGTTCAGTAAGTATATTATTCACTTAATAGTATTTTGTTTAGTATTTGTTCATAGAGGAACTGTATACACTGGGAGAAGTTTTCATCAATTGTAGTTGTTCTCTGTTCAAATATAACTCTTTCAAATTACTGGAAAAAGTTTGGTCAACATTGGTCATATCAAAACTATCCTTATAAAGAAAGGGGGTTTTCAAGTTTTGATTCTCAATATCTTGTCCTTGTTCTTTGGAAATACCCATAGTATTGTGAGGATTTTCCATTAATTTATGACGGAAGTTGACTTTCATTATTTTTGTAGCATTATGTGTTAAATATTTTCTATATTCCCAATTAGATCCAGATCTAGAAAAGTTCTTAATTTGATGGTCAACACCAGATTCTGTATAAAAACTTGCTCCTCCTTGACGTCTATCTTCCATTAAAGCTGGTTTGTCATGATGCGTGTTATTTGTAGGATTGTAATGGACACCGAGATCACCCATAATACTATATACCAATATTATTTATTATTGCATAGAAAGCATTTCAACTAGCTTATTTTTTTTCATATTCTTTGATTTTGATTCATTAACGAGTCCTTTTTCAACAGCCAACTTTTTAAGTTCAGAAGTAGTAAGCTTTGTGTAATCAATAGTAGTATCTCCCTCAGGAATTACTAATATCTTACTATCACCATCATTAATCACACCGTCGATATCCAGTTCTTCTATAAGTTCATCTTTCAAACTGATAATCTTACTTTCTGGTTCATTATTTTTATTGTCCTCATTTTCCATCATTTTATTTTCATTTTCTTCGTCTCCATCCTTCTCATTGTCTTCATCTTCGTCTTCCTCATTCTCGTCATCATCATCCTCTTCTTCTTCCTCGTCTTCGTCTTCGTCTTCTTCCTCGTCTTCCTCGTCTTCCTCTTCTTCATCATCGCTATCATCTTCATCGTCACTGTCAACCTCATCGTCTTCTTCGTCTTCTTCGTAATTGTTCTCTCCGTCAGAAACATCTATGAGCTTTGAATCAGAGTTTAACATTTCAACATTCATCATAGCTACATCATCTGAACTTAATGTTATGTTTTCTCTAATATCATTAATATCATCGTTTGTTTCATTCCAATTTCCATCTAAAGGAGGAATGTCTAAATCTCCTGAACCAGTTTTCAAATTGTTTACTTCGGAAACAACACTTGTAACTAAATCCATCATTGCTTTCATCTTTACACTTTGTTGTTCAATCTTGTTATATAAAATAAATGATATTGCGCCTACCAAAACCATAGTTATCGCCAAGGTTAAAACAAATGAAAAATTAAAGATCTCACTCATTCCTAATACAAACAAACCACATTAAATTTTGCAAAATAATACGAATGGCTAAGATAATTATTCTTTTCTCTCTTTGGGGTGTTTATTTGTCTTCTTATTCTTGTGCAATTTATTAATAATGTCTGTTGGATAATTCATTTGTCGCAATATTTCGATTCCACCATCCACCTGATTGACACCCTTTTCCATAGAATAAGTGTAATCATAAACATCGTTATTTACGTTTACTTTCATTCTATACATTTCCACGCCACCTAAAGATTCTAGTTTATTACATAATTCCTTGTAATGTGTAGTTAAAACAAAATCAACTTGTTTTATATCATTTAGATGCGATAAATATGCGTGACCACATTTAATAGCCTCTTCTGGATTTGTTCCTGAATAAAGTTCATCGAACATACAAAAATGTCGATCTGTCTTTGAAGTTTTCTTTGTTTGTTGTATGATATCCAAAATTTCTTTACATTTTCTGCTTTCAGATTGGAATAAACTATCTCTCCCGGATGTGTCTGGAACATTTAAATAACAATGTAAATGTTTATATGGCACAAACGTAAACTTATCATAGAATCCACACCCGTATTGTTGTGTAAAAATAATATTTAATAACATTGATTTTAAGATAGTTGTTTTTCCAGAAGCATTGGGTCCTGTAATGACAAAATCTTTTTTGGTTTTAAAACTATTTTTAATTGGGTTATCATTCATTAGTGCGGGATAATACATATTTTCTATTTTCATAGACGAATCATTCTTCTTCTTCTTAGATTTCTTCTGTAATGTTCCGAAACTTATTTTTTTGTTATTCAAGTTCCTCTTGATTCCTTCAATATTATCCAAATATCCACAGAATCCAAATAGAAAACACATTGTTTCATTGTATTGTATCTTGGTATGCAAGTCATAAAATCCTTTCAAAACAGTTCCTAAGTTACACAATTTTTTAATGGAAATAGAAAACGGAGGTATGCGATCTATATGTCCCATAATTGTTTTCATTACTGTTTTATGTGTTTCTAAAATAACTTGAAAGTTTTTGTAGGTAGGTAAAGATCGTGTGCTTTCTTCAAAATTGCGAATACGTCCTGACATCATTTTAATGAATGAAGAGATTGAAAACATATCTTGGTGGATAGACTTCATATTATTGTAAAACTTTCTACATACTTGTACATTTTGATAAAGAGATAAAAAATATAACCCGAGAGAAACCAACATATACACTTTCTGTTGAAGAGATGCATCAGAGAACCCAGTAAATACTCTTGAAAGCACGTGTGTTTTTGCTATTGATCTAAAAATAATCATATACTCTTCAAATGTAACATCAATATTTTTCATCTTCAAAACAAAAAATGGAACAACAAGTATAACAAGAGGAACTAAAAGAGCTAAAACAGGAGAGGCCAAATTATACATACTCATAAACTGCAGAAACAGCTCATTTTCATTTAAAAACATTAACATATCCCATTCAACATAATTATACCTATCTTTGAAATCTTTATGTGTGGTAATTGATTTCCAACATTCGTATACTTTTTTCACATCACAATTTTCATTTGGTTCACAAGGAACTATTCTTTTCAAGTAACATTGTGTATCATTTATAAACTCTATGTCAGTTGTATAATATTTGGAAGTTTCTTTACCAACAACCTTTCCCAAATCTGTAGTATCGTTGTATAACCACTGTATCATAGGTCGATTTGAAGGATCTATGGTTTTATTTATTTCAAGATCTGTAATAATGTCTTTCGACAATGTAATGTGATAAGGGTTAAAATAAATAGGAGGCTTAAAATGTTTGTTTATGTTTTCATCCAAAATATTCACATTTGTGTTCTTTGTATTCTTATTTTGGGTTGTCATATTTCTAGCTAGACAGTATATTATATCTGAAATAGATAAAATATAGTGTAATCATACGAGTGAATTAAATAGGAAGATCTGCAGGTAACTCAGTAATTTGTGTGTTGTAAAAACTCTCAATATTTCTCATCTTATCAACGTCTCTTTGTACAATAAAATTAATACCCACGCCTTTTCTACCCCATCTACCACTTCTTCCAATTCTATGAAGATAGGTCGCAGTATCTCGAGGGATATCAAAATTAATAACACAGCTAACCTGTTGAATATCAATACCTCTTGCGGTAACATTAGAAGAAATAAGAACACGATACACACCTTGTCTAAAATCAGACAATGACTTTTCTCTTAAATCTTTTGACATATTAGAATGAATACAGCATACAGGATATCCATCTGAAACCATTGCTTGATGTAGGTCAGTAACACGCTTTACACTATTTGTATAAATAATGCAATGAGAAACAGAAAACTTCCCGTATAAATCAACAAGTGTTTCATATTTTTGAACATCATCTTGCACAGCCACATAATATTGTGATATTCCCTCTAAAGTAAGCTGTTCTGCTTTAACAACAATCTTTACCGGATCTTGCATAAAATCACTCGTTACATCAAAAACATATCTTGGCAACGTAGCACTAAAAATACAGGTTTGAACCTTCTCAGGTAAATAACGGAAAATAGACTGAACTTGTTCTTTAAAACCAGAAGACAACATTTCATCTGCTTCATCTAAAATAAATATTTTTACATTTGATGTATCTAGACATCTTCTTTTTATCATATCAAAAACTCTTCCAGAGGTACCAATAATAACGTGTGGATTTGCATTTTTCAACATACTTACATGACTATCAACAGAAACACCACCAACAAGGGTCTCTACTTGAATACCTTCTAAAAAAGTACACATTGATTTAAATACAGATGTTATTTGCGTGCTTAGTTCTCTAGTTGGAGACAAACAGATAATTTGTGTTGATTTTAGAGAAACATCAATAGATGAAAGCGAACCTATAGCAAATGTTGCAGTTTTCCCGGTTCCAGATTGTGCCTGTGCAATCAAATCTTTACCGTCTATGATTGGACGAATAGCTTTTTTTTGAATAGGACTTGGTATTTCATAACCATAACTATAAACACCACGTAAAATATTTGGGGGAAGATCCATATCTTCCCACTTCTCAAAAACTTGAATATTAGAATCCTTCTCCTCGACAGGAGCCTGTTCTATTCTACTCGAATAATGTTGCATTGAAACAATATCATCTGATGACATGTTGGGTTTAAACATGTTTCTGGCCATACTTCTTCAAATGATAATTTATATTACTAACACGTGTTTAAGTGTATTTATTATTAGTATTATACTTATTCATATCATAAACCCTACATTATTATTTTCGTTATTTTAGTTATCGATAATATGAAAATCGTTTTCATAACACATTACAGGAGTTATTTTATTATATTATTAGTTAAACTATATAAATATTTTTAATTACAACATTATAGTAATCAAAGTGTGAATGGTGAAATATTCTATTTACGATTTCCAAAGTATCCAAGACAATGGATTTGTAGTAGACTTACCAACCAAAACAATAGACTTAATTTCTACTTTGTCACAACACGTGGGGTCACCTACCTATATTAAGACCCCTGTTTTTAATAAAAAAGATTCTAATTACAATGAAAATAAAAGAAAGAAGGGTAGATTCAGACATAATGATACAACAAACAATAATTCACAAGATAATCAATCTAATATTATATTCAAACTAAATACAAATACTGTGAAAAAGGAAGGCATTGATTTACAGGTTCAAAATATGAGGTCAATTATAAACAAAATCGGTAAGGGAAATAATGAAGAATTATACAATGATTTGTTTAATGTTATAAATGAAATAATTGGTTCTGATATTTCAAAAGAAGATTCTGACCGTAGTATACGCCTACTGATAGATATACTGTCACACACTAAGTTTTATACCAAGATTTATACTGAACTATTTTCCATATTGCTTGAAAAGTACAAAATATTGAAGGATGCTTTTAGTGGAAAAATGGCTGATTATATGATAAGTTACGAATCGATTGTAGAGATGAATCCAGACAAAGATTATGATCTATTTTGTAAAACAAATAAAGAAAACGATATTAGAAAATCTATATCGACATTTTACTTGAACTTGTACCTTAAGAATAAAGTAAATAAAATAGATTTTTACAAGAATCTCAAAATTATTTCAACAAAGTTATTTAACGATATATCAGAAGAATGTAATAAGTATTCAAATGACGAAATTATAGAAAACATTTGTATTTTTATGTCTGAAGATGTAGTTGTTGAAGAATGTAAGAATGTTATTATTTCTGATGTTGTTTCTATTCATTGTTTTTTAAATAAGTTAGTTTCTAACAGTTCTGAAAAGCCATCAGGTCTTTCGACAAAAGCATTGTTTAAGCTTATGGATACATTAAAGATTAAATAATGGTTACATTACATTTTCATTCACACTTTGATCTCGTCATTTTATTTTGTAAAATGACTAGTGACTATATATAAACAATAAAATGAATAAAGATTATGTTGTATTATGTGTATAGTATGACGAATATAGATCAAAACATATATTATGAAATACAAGAACCAGCTAATTTTTATAACGATTATTCAGTCGATGAATCAAAAGAAGAAGAAAATAATCAGATTATAAATAACATTAGTGATATTGGTTTTGAAGATAATAATGAAAATGTTTATAATATTGACAAATATAATGAACTTTCTGATTTTTACACGTTAGATGAAAATGTTCTTATTGAAAAAACATACAAATATTCAAAATACATAATAAAAGAGCTTCTACTCATCTGCGAATACTACAACATTCAAAAAATAGTTCAACAGAATAAACTGAAAAAAACTGAAATTATTGATCAGATAATATGGTTTGAATCTCAACAGGAAAACATAGAATTAATAGAAAAACGATTGTTCTTGTGGAAGACGATGTCGGAATTAAAGAAAGATAAAATCCTTCGAAAGTTTATTGTTGGATGGAAAATGAATGAGTAAAATATAATTGTGGAACATTGTTTCGATAAGCAACTATATAAATATAATCTTATTTATATAATTATAAGTACAATGGTTCTGTCAAAAATAGATACGTCCATTAGTTATCCGGAAAAAAGATCAGTTGAAGATCAAGATAAAGAACAAGATATTGAGCTTTATAAGATAGAGTTTAAAGGATATGAGATTATTGGCGCCATAGGACAAGAACAACAAAAATCTGGAAAAAATAAAAACACGGTATACTTTCCAATTTATATGATTAAAAACACTGGAAAAGCTATGCAAATAGGAGTATACGAAATTGAGGCAAATGATTTGCTTTATCATACAGATGATAATGGTGAATTAATTATGGATAAAATGCCTGACCCATTACCATACGTATATGTAAGTGATACTATTATTGAAAACAGTAGAATGTTGCCACCAGGAAGTGAAGAACAAACAGAAAAAGATGATGAATTACTAGAAAATAATAAAGATTTACAAGATGAAAATCAAGATCAAGAACAAGAAGAACAAACTGCGACGTCAAGTGCAAATACAAATGACAAAGATTCATTTTCTTCCATTAGTAATTTATCAATCCCATCAAATCGTGCAGATATATTTGAATTTGATGCAAATGCAAAAATACCTAAAAAAATAACCGAAGAAACACTTGAAATATCTAGAAAAGAGTTTGAAACATTCGAACTTTCAGATAAAAAATCTTCTACTTGGATTCAAAAAATTATGAAAAATCTGAATTATGGACTAATTGAAGTTGAGAGCAACGGTGATTGTTTTTTTGCTTCTATACGTGAAGCTTTCTCAGCAATAGGTCAAATTACAAACGTAGAAGCATTACGTAAAAAGTTATCGAGAGAAATAACTGAAGATGTATTTAAAAACTATACGGAACATTTTGTGGTTGCTTCACAACTAATTAAATCAGAAAGAGATAAAGTAAATACGTTGAAGGAATCTTACCAAAAATACAAAACCCTTATTACATCAACAATATCATCTACCCAACAAAATGAATATATCAACAATGCAAAAATAGTGGCGAGAGAACACGATGATGCAGCATCAAGTTTTCAAAATGCAAAAGAAATATATTCAGAATATAGTTTTATGCGCAAGGTAAAATCGATTGATGATCTAGTAAAAATAGTTCAAACATCAGAATACTGGGCAGATATATGGGCAATTACAACAATGGAAAGAATATTGAACGTGAAATTCATTATACTTAGTAGTGATGCTGCTAAAAAGGATAGTAACAATATGTTACAATGTGGTATATCTGACGAAATCGTTGCCTCTCGAGGAACATTTGAACCAGAGTTTTATATTATTTTAGAACACGCAAATAAAAATCATTTCCGTTTAATTACTTATCACAACAAAACTATTTTTGAATACAGTGAATTACCATACGATTTAAAAATACTTGTTGTTACCAAATGTCTTGAGAAAAACAGTGGCACGTTTATTTACATTCCAGAGTTCAGACATATGACAGAAGAACAAAACAAATCTTCTTTGCAAACACAAGATCAAATTATTGATCTTGATGTATTAACTGCCATAGATTCAAACACAGTATTCCAGTTTTATGATAAGTCAATGGATGGTAGAGCTGGAAAAGGAACAGGAGAGAAAATAGAATCAGTAGGAAGAAAGTTTGAGTTTGCAGACTTATCACCCAAAGGAAAATATCCTAACTGGCGAAGAAAATTACATAATAAATATATGCATGATGACAATATGAGTATTCCACTAGATAATTATCACTGGAATAGTGCACAGCATTATATAGAAGCATCAAAGTTTAAAAATAAAGATGCCGCAGATTTTTATTTCCAGTTTACGAGAGAAAGTGAATCAAACATATCAAAGGATGTAGAACTTGCCATTATTGCAGGAAGTAAATCAGGTAAAAAGGGAAGAAAAATTATTCGACCAGAAAACATTCTTGTAGACAATGATTATTACGGAAAACGTGAAGAGGAAGCAACATTAAAGGCTATGAAGGCTAAGTTTTCTATCCCACATTTTAGAGATTTGTTAAAGGCAACTAAAGATGCTACGCTTAACAAGTATGTTTCTCCTGGTAAACCAGTGGAAGTAGATAAGAACTTGGTGAAAATACGAACTTTACTTTAATAAGAAATATTTATTATATGTAATCAAATAAACAAACAATGTTTCGTATTCTAACACTTGGAGTGACTATGTTATTACTTTTAGTAAACGATGAATGTCCGTTAAAAAAAATAAACAATATTCGAAAACAAGCAATGTATCATATAAAATCAAAAAGAATAAATAAAATTAGTAATCCAAAAAAAGATGGTTCTCAATTAGACGACATTGATTTTACTATAATGTGGGCTTACTCAAAATAATTCTAAATCAAAATAAGATTTAGGATTATTTTGTATATTATGGTATTACACCAGAGTATGTTTTCATTTACGCAAAATAAAACTCTCTCTGTCCTAGAAGAATTACTAGAAGGAGAAGAAAAGGCAAAACATAGAAGAAGGTGGTTCTGGTTAAATTATATACGATACTCCTGTTGTTTTTTACGTAATCCGTATAATCGTGAAAAATCAAGTTAATTTCAAATTGCAGTATAAAAACAAGTGTTTATATATACTATGACGTCTGCAAAATTAAATGAATATAGTTCTGCCTTGACAGAATGGGCTTCTAAAAAAAACGTAGAACCCTGTATTTCTGAAAAAGCACATACAGAGCAAACAAACAATATTTTAGAATTACTATTCAATGAAATACACCATTCAGCAATGTCAGTTCAAAAAGCGATTCAAATTAATACACCTGCATTTTATAATTTGAAAGTAACAAGTATAAATAACAAAAATCCAATTCCTTATGCGAGCACATTTAACAAAGAGTCTTTGCCTTCGTTTACGTTGACACATATTAAAGAAAATACTAAGTCTCAAATATCTTATTCAACTGTTATTTTCGGAGTAAAAAAGGTAAGTGTTTTCTTTTTAACAGAAGACAAGGATCCTCAGTCTAATATTGAAATGTATAATCGATATTTTCAACGTATGATTATATGGTTAAAAATAGCATTTAAATACTCAAACTCAGATTGTGGAAATGATCTTGATATTTATCTTTATATGGCTCCCTTTAAAAAAGAATTACCAAAATCAGAAGCAGATATTATTGGACAAGTTCACGCAAATACAGGATTTACTTACACTTGTCCCAAAGGTAAATCCGAAATAGTTTTGTATAGATCCGAAGAATGGTTTAAAGTATTTGTCCACGAATCCTTTCATCTATTAGCACTAGATTTTTCAGGTCTCAATGTTATATCCAAGTGTAAAAGTTATCTACAAGAAATATTTCCAATAAAATCTGATTTTTTAATTTTTGAATCATATACTGAAACGTGGGCTATTATTCTAAACACTTGTTTAATAGCTTATCTTATTCTTCCAGAAAGAACACTAGAAAACTTTTTAGACACATTTGATACAATGATTCGATTTGAAGTTATGTTTAAAACATTTCAAATGAAAAAAATATTAGATTTTATGGGATTGGAATACAAAGATCTTTATTCCAAAACAAAAAAATCTAAAATTGCAAGAGATAATTTATACCGTGAAAAAACAAACGTGTTTGCTTATTCAATTATAGGAACAATACTCCTTATTAATTATCAAGAGTTTATGGAATGGTGTGATACAAACAATTTATCGTTATTACCATTCAAGAAAACACATCCAAACGTATTTAGTTTTTGTGATTTTATTAAGAAAAAATACAAATCCAAATTTACATTAAACAGTATTTCTCAAGTATCTAATGAAAAGTGTTACGGTAAATTAATGAAAAATGCTGAAAAATATAAATGGATTCAAAATACATTGAGAATGAGCATGTTTGAACTCAAATAGTAATACTACTAGTCAACACCATTGTCCAATCTAATATATTTAATATTTTGTAAAATATATTAAAAATTGAAATATGTTGTATAGTATAGAAACAACGACATCAGACAGACTGTATGGGGATTAAACACCTGAATAAATATCTAAAGACGAATTGCAGTGAAGAATCAATTAGACACATCAACCTAAGTTACTTAGAAAACAAAATTATTGCTATCGATACAAGCATATATTTGTACCAATTTGATGTAGAAGATAAACTAATTGAAAATATGCAGTCGTTTATAACTATTTTAAAGAATCATAATATATGTCCCATATTTATATTCGATGGAAAACCTCCAAATGAAAAAAGAGAAACATTATATAAAAGAAAACAACAAAGATTAGATGCACAAGAACAGTGTAACATATTATTTACAAAAATGCAAGAAGAGTGTAGTGATGATGAAAAACAACAACTATTGTTTGAATATAATAAACTAAAAAGAGAATCGATTACCATTACACGTGAGAAAATAAAATATGTAAAAGAATTATTTGAAAAAGAAGATGTCATATATTATAATGCACCTACAGAAGCGGATCAATTGTGTGCACAAATGGTTCTTAACGGTGAATGTTGGGGTTGTATGAGCGATGATATGGATATGTTTATTTATGGTTGCAATTACATTATACGAGACATAGATCTTGTTAATAAAACAGCAACATTATACGATTTTAAAAGATTATTGATTGATCTTGGAATGACATATGATAATTTTAAACGAGTATGTATTATATCCGGAACAGATTACCATATGAGCGGAAATTCAGAACAATCTATGAATTTACATACTGCATTAAAACTTTATAATCGATTCATAAAAAACGTAAAATATTCAAATATGACATTTTACGATTGGTTGAAATGCTATATCAAGTATGATACAGATTACAAGGAATTGGATAGAATATACAAAATGTTTTCACTTTTTGGAAATACACATACACACAATTCCCCAGTTATGCAACAAACCATATGTTAATTCTTGTTCGTCTAATCGTGATCCAATATACTCAAATATGTTCCAGATATATAATATGCTTCTTTTACACCATATGATCTTAATTTTTCAGCAGCAGATCTTGCTCTTTGTCCAGTATTGCAATAAACAAGAAACGTTTTATCTTTATAATCTTTCGATAACTTTTCAAGTTTTGTTTTTGTTATTCTGTCAGTGGGAATATGTTCAGCACTAGGATAATGACCTAATTTCCATTCAGTTGTTGTTCTTACATCAATAACATAATCAATATCTCCTTTTTTAATCATTTTTCTTGCTTTTTTTGCATCGATTAAATCAGCTCCTGAAAAAGTATAATAACTTGCAAATGCAAAAACAGAATAAGCAGCAGATACAATCCCTGTAGCTAAATAAAAATCAGAATATGACCCTGCCATTATAAATATAGTGAACATTAAATAATACGTGTAATACACTAAACACGTATTATTTATTATTTATTCAATCCGGAATGCCTGAATCGAACAGGCGACCCTTCGCTAACAACTAGTTAAATTACTTTAATTTAATACCACTACAGGCGAATGCTCTACCAATTGAGCTAATTCCGGCGTATTTATGTTTTTATAATTTTGTGTATGATTTTATACTTTTATTTTTGTTTTGTTGTTTACTTAGTTTAGTTTACTTTAGTTTAGACCGGAATAGTTTAGATTATTTATTTACAAATATGTATACAAAATGATAATTTAAGCCTCTGCAGCAGCAGCAGCAGCAGCCTCGGTAGCCTTAACACTCTTGGCGAAGTGGGGGCTCATATACTTCTGAAGGTTGAAGTAAGTAAGAGTATCCTCAGCAGTCAAGTTAAGAAGGCTCTTCAACTTAGCATCAGGGTTGATCTTGCGACCATTATCCTTATCCTGAAGCTTGTTCTGTCTGATGTAGTTGGTGATCTCCTTGGTCACGTCAGTTCTAGCCATCTCAACACCCTGTTGCACACCCAAAAAGTTAGCAAGCTCGTCGCTGATACGAGTAGGCTTCACGAAACCGCTAGGAGCACGGTTTCCGTTCTTTCTCTTCTTCTTAGCAACCTTCTGAGATTGCTTGATCTCACGAAGCCACTTCTTCTCAAGGGCACGATACTCGCTCTTAAGAGAAGTAATCAATTGAGTCATATTCTGCAACTTGGCAAAGAAAACAGAGGACAACTCCATAAGGTTATCCTCAACAGCAACCTCCTCCTTAGGAGCCTCGGTAACAGAGGCAACAGGAACAGGAGCCTCCTCCTTCTCAACAGTCTTCTTCACGACCTTAGTCTTCTTAGCAGGGGTCTTAGTGGCAGGTGCGGTCTCAGTAGCAGTAGTGGTCTTCTTAGCTTTAACCATTATACTCTACCTTACAGCATTGTTTTTAAGTATGTTTACACTATAATATATATTAGATTGTATATTTTGTTAGGAAAACCCCTAACAAAATATTTTCTTTAACTTAATCTATTAAAAATATTGTTTATTACGCATTATTTAAGAATAAGAAACTGCCTCATACAACCATGGCATCGCATCTCTTGCATCTCTGTTTACAAGTGTAAATGCTTGTAATAAATACAATACTCCTAATGATCTATCATCGTGTGTTATTCCCGTAGATATTAAACAATTAAAAATATCTAGCATTTTCCTTTGAATAATTTCTAAACTATTTTCTATTGTAAAGAATGCAATATGCATAGCTGTATATCGAAAAGGATCAGACGGACAAATATTTCGCCTAGATTCATTACTTAGAGCTGCACGATAACACCAAATATCAGCAAGCTCAGAAAATAGTCTTAATAGATTCGTTTTATCTAAACACATAAACCAGTTTGGATTTGTATAATGACCATACTCGTCTATTTTCATAAACAATCTTGTTACTAAATCTTGAATAGACATTTCAGATTGAACAACTTCCTCGGTTTCAACTGCCACGTCAATAGGAGTTTTGTAAATGTATTTACATATTTTTGACAGACGTCTCATACTATGAAATACACCGGATCTTATTCTATTACGATTATATGGGTTCAAAACCAAAACTTTAGAAACTCTACGTAGTGGATCAGATGATGAATTATTCCTGTCTTTACAAGCAGAGACAAATAAGTTATGAAGAGAGATACAATCAAACGCATAGATAAAACCGTCATCTGATTTATAACTTATAAACTGATTAGCAGGAATTTTATCAACATCATCACCTGTTAAAAAATCACTATCATTGTTACATATTTTACGATTTAAAAAAGCAGGACCACGTAAACGATTTGTAAATCTACGTAAAAATCCACGAAACACCGATTGTATACGTGTGCATATATTAGACATTTTTAAATACGAATAAATTCTAGCTAATAATTCATTATTCGTACCTGATATCTTCAAACGATAATTCTTTGCAATTAATTTTAGTTCATCCTTTTTGAGTTTGTAAGAGAGAAGAATGGAATAATCTTCATAGGTAGGAATATGAAATTCAGACTCAGGACACTTTTTCTTTGGTACACATCCTTTGAAATCCTCCATTGCTCGATCTTGAAGATATTTTTCAAATAGTTGTTTTGAATCATTCATATTTCTAGTTTTCATTTGTTTTAATTCTGAGATACAAGTTTTACTTGATTTCCCGTGTGTTCCATTGTCTGGTAACTCAGTTTGTACAATTGTGTTATCTACAGAATTATCACTCATATATATAGTCTACATAAGTTCTTGACTTTAATATGTTTCTACCCTATTAATTATCCGTAACAATAATGAAATACTTTATGATGATATATGGTGCAAAAAATTGACAAGGATAGCATATTCCTTAAAAGAATTGATTTAAAGAGATCGACAAGTATATATGTATCATACATACAGTGACAAGATGGAGACAATCATTGACGCAACTAAGCCCCTCGATACTAACAGCATTGACTTTCAGCCTGTAAAGGTTCTAGGTAATGGAAGCAAGTCTGTAAATATTCGTTCAAATAACACCAAGAATGCATTTCGATTCGCAGCACCACTTATGCTAACGTGGGGTGCATCCGATTACGAAGGCAATAATAAGTTTGAACTAACCTTGCAATTTCCTAACGATCAAAATAAAAATAACGATACTAACACCTTCCTTGATAACCTAAAGAGTTTTGAGTCTACTGTCAAGGAGCATATTCTCAAGAACGCAAAGGATATTCTTGGAAAGGCTGTTAAGAATATGGACGGTCTTGATATGTGTTTCGTTCCTATGTTGAAGTATCCTAAGAACAAGGAGACTGGTGACATTGACTACACTAGAGATCCTACACTAAGAGTTAAGTTTTACCAGATGAAGGGACAATACCAATGTAATGTCTACGACGAAGACTCTAATCCACTTTGGCTTCGTGACGATTCTCAGTCTTATGAGGAGACCAACACTCCTATGTCTTATTTCAAGAAGGGAATGATGGTTGCAACTGCCATTGAGTGTGGAGGTGTTTGGAGTGTAAGTGGTCGTTGTGGTATTTCCTGGAGATTGGTTCAGGCAATTGTTAAGTCTCCTCCTAACAGTGTATTCTCTTCTGGTCCACTTATTAGTTTGAGTGCCACAGATAAGAAGGCAGTAAAGGAAGCGGCTGTTGATGAGGAAGAGGAGGTCAAGGAGATCAACACTGCTGTTGAGGATGACGAGGAGGAAGAGGAAGAGGAGGAAGAGGAGGAGGAAGAAGAAGAGGAGGAAGAAGAAGAGCAGGAAGCACCGCCTCCAGTAGTCGAGGAAAAGAAGCCTAAGAAGAAGGTTGTTCGTGCAAAGAAGGCATAAGTTAGATGTTTCATTTCATTCCATTGTAATCCAATTAAGTAAATAATCATTTTTATTGCATACCAATAAATATGATTTTTCTATCGAGAACGAGTTAAATATTATCATACAAATCTTAACCATACGGAAATAGTTCCTCTCCCCTTTTCTTCGTAAATAGACTGTTCATTTATTTTTAAAACACCCTTTTCTCGAAAATAAAATACCTGAGTTTTTTGTAGTGTTATCTTTTCTAAGTCTATCTCCATATTTTTACCATCGCATATAGGCACAGATAATGTATTTTTTTCACAATCAAATAAGTTCATATTCAATGGAACATCATGAACAATAGATAAATTATTGTTATCATCCAATGCACAATTATCAGGTAATTTTGGATAACACCATACAAGTATTTCTTTACCATCTGGATTTTTGTTTTCAAAATACATTTCTTTGTGCCATAATGGAACCAGATAAATTTCACCATCTACATTTAACTTGTAGACTTTGTCTTTTATTAAATCTTCCAACGAAGGTTCAATTGTGTATATCTGTAGTTCCTCAAACTTTGTGTGAATAATAGATTTGACCTTTTCAAGTAACTCTTCTTTAACATACAATATCTCTTTGTATGCGCACAAAAACTGATAGATATTAATAGATGTATCACGATCAATATTTTCAAAGAACGAAACGGACAAATCCTGATAATTGAATACAAGCTCTTTGATTTTCTCAAAGAGTTTTTCATTACTTGCATTTTCACCAGTAGAATTAAATGCACTCTTGACAAACTGTTTTAAAATATCAAAATAATCCATTTGTGTTTCTTGTTGATATTCTTCAGATTCATTTGTTGAATCAACAACTCGCATTAATGTTTGATATGCTTCACCCAACTCTTGAAAATCTTCCTTTGACTCTGGTGTATTTCCGTTTTTATCTGGATGTTTTTTCAAAGCTAATCTTCGATATGCTTTTTTCACATTATCAATATTTAGATCTTGTGCAGATAAATCATTTAATTCTAATATTTCCATACATTTTACTATGTTCATTTATAGTGTTATTTTGGCTATTCCTATAGCATATAAATCTGTATCGTTTTATATTCTATTTCTCTCTATTGTTCTTGTTCTTGTTCTTGTTCTTGTTCTTGTAACATTGAATCTATAATCATTACCGTGTTCAACGAGACAGTGTAATAGTAATAGCTTAAAGATAATATCAATACACAAATTAGTATTATGATAAATGATAAGGTGAAAACGAGAGAAGAAAGAGTTGAAAAGTATGCATTTTATTGCTACCACGAAGCAGATATAGAAAAAATGGATGATTCATGTCCAGCTTGTGATGGAATGGATCAATGTCAAGAAACAGATGATATTCACGATAATTATGATATTGATGATTTGGACTGTTCTGTATATCATCGTCAAAAATTCATTGCCTATTTACGTCCATCTACACGTAAAAAATATGAAGATGAAGATGGTATGTATGCGCTAGCCAATTTATGTTTATGGAACGAACAAAATGAAGATTTTGATGAATTGGTAGATGATGAGTACGTGGAAGACGCATCAGATGATATGTACGTGTGCTATGATGACAACAACAAAGAACATGATATCAGTAGTTATTTCAGAGAGAACAACATTCATTGTTGGGTAGCTAGTTCAGGTTGTACTCAATTTGCAGACTGGCATGTCAATGGAAAACATCCGACAAATTGATTATTTACTTATGACGACGTTTTGTTTTATTACTTTTATGTTTACGAGTTGATTTTCCTGTACCCTTTTTTGTCTCTTTTTTCTTTTTTTGATGTTTACGTTTTGTATTTTTGTTGCGTCCATATTTACAATACTGTCTTTGAGAAAATCCACGTGGTCGTTTGCAATTAATAGATCGTTTATATTTTGCACTCCATTTTCTTTTCTTGTTACCACCTCCATTAGGTGTAGATTCATCACTATCTGATCCAGGTTCAAAACTTTGAGAAATGAATTGTGGCGATGATGTACCATAATTTCTACTATTAGGACTAAAATTATGACGTAATATATAATCATTCATTGTTTGTAGATCTTTATCATCACTTATATTATCAAAAATCATAGGAATCACATTGTTTGATATTACATGGTTTCTCATTTTTTCTTTTTCACTATCAATTAATCCAAAAAATATTACATCTATTTTCTCTATATCGGATGGGTATTGTGGGTTGTTTTTTACTTTATTGTATAGTCGTTTAAGCTTGTTATACTTGTAAATTCCAGATTCATCTCGTGAATAATAGACATTCAAAAAGTTTGTTTTAAAGTCATTCAAATCTTCAAAATGAGGGATATATATTGGAGTTTCAGAATCCACGTAATCATAAGGTAATCTCCGAACCTGGTATCTAGGTGTCACATTTATATTATCGCTATCACCCAATGCTATATTGAATAATATTGGATTATTATTGTCGTCTCTAAAAATATCTCTATCATGAATTAGGGGCACTTGCAGTATAGGATGTTCATCTTCAAAACTAAATGTCGTTGTTTCACTATCATCATATTCAGAACCGGATATGGAGGATATTTCCATATTATCATCATAAGGATTATTCATTTTATTTATATACTTTATAGTACGCAAATAAAATAACTATGTATCACAACATACTTCTTCGCATTTTTCATTAGTTTCACTAATTTTCATCATCAATGTATACACATATCTCTCTACGTGATAAATTGGACGATAATTATTGTTGTATAACTTAAAGAATTTCTGTGTTTCAACAAGCACAACTCCCATTGTTTCTAAATCAACAGTATCATTTTCAACGAGAAAATGTATAATTTTCCAAACACATTCGTGTATATCTACTTCATAAATAAATAATTCATATATTGAATCACGTATAGATGGAAAATCAACTTCTTCTTTCTTTTTTTTAATAATCGTGCAAATGTTGTCTATAATCTTATCTTGAACACTTTTTTTATTTAATCCTGAAGTATATAAACTTTTCAAGTTTTTTACATTTTCATCGTATGTTACTGCCTGTTTAATATACTTTTTAACTTGTTTTTTTACTTTGGATGAAGGTGGTAACCCTATTCCAATAATTTCACTACAATTAATAATATTTTCAGGAAAAAAAGAAACACTTTCCGTTATAAAAATAAATTTCAACGTAACATTATTAATAAATGAATTATTTTGAATATAACTGTAAAAAATGTCAAGAAGATCATTGTTTATACATTGCATATTTTTACAGATAATTATACCACATTTAAAAGAACGATTATTAATTATATCAATAATGTGATTATATAACTCGTGCCACAATATTTTTGCATTACAACCTAAGAGAGACATATCTATCTCAAAATGAACATCACTAATTTTAACAATGTATTCGCTTTTTGTAACAACAACCGAAATCTTTTTTTCATATTTTAGTTTACTTGGACTGTACTTATTTACAATAAGGAGAGATTGTGTGTATTTACCTGACCCAGATGGACCACACAAAATAATATTTTTCATTCCCTTTATCTCGTTAGAAAAACTATCGTATGTCTTTAAAAGATGTTGATGAAAATTATTATCTGTTGTTGCATTCACATACTCATCAAAGTGTGTCTCGTGATGTTTCATTATAGTAGTAATAGTAAATTCTTTATTTAGTTTAATTTATTTCATTTCAATATAGATATAATTACCTGATTAACTGTATAGAATAAATATATTATGATTATAGCTACATGCTCTAGTAAATTCTCAGTAGACAATGTTTACTACTGCAAACCAATAAAAAATAAGGTGATGAATGGAGGAATGTTTATTAGAATTATATATTCGTCTTGTTTTACTAGCATAAATGGAATACATTTAGTATTTAAAATGACTGGAAAGATACAAGAAGTATTTAATAACAAATTTAAACACACTTATAATGTCAATGATAACAAAGACATCATAAATACAATATTAAATATTGAAGAAACTCTACTTTCAAATGCAAATATAAGTGAAAAAACTGCTCAATATAAATTAAAAGATCAAATAACAAGTGGATTCTTCAAGTTTTTTCAAAATGGAAGTGTAAAGTCAGAATCTACAAAGACAAAACAATCTTTGGTAACTACACGTTTTATTTTAAAAATATCTGGAATATGGACTACGGATGTTAATTACGGCATTACATATAAGTTTATTAAAGTGGAATAGGTGGAGTAGGATTTAGAATATGAACCTGATTTTGATCTAAATTAAACTTTACCTTTTTAGATGCTCCGTCGTTAATAATATTACAAAACCCATCTGTTCTAAAGTATGCAAGAACAATATACATACTTATAGTCACAACAAACCCAAATATTTCTAAAAGATATAATCCTGCACCCGTTACTTGATCAATAATACCAGTTCTTTTATACTTATCGTCACCAATTTGTCTGTAAAAGAAATAAGTAATAAATAAACTGTTCATAATACTCAAATTCAACATATTGTAATAAGAATCTGCTACAGTATTTCTAGAAATAGAGCTAAAATATCCACTTATCAAAATCATATTTGTAGCAATCAAAGCTATAAATACTAGAAAGGGACCAATAGCCGTAATACCAGCAAGTAATGTTTTTGCAGTTTTTTTCTTGGATTGAACCATTTTGGTTAATACAGCAGATACGAATAGAACTGCTCCTACCAAAATGAAACCGTGTCCAGTTATTATACCAACAGTTGGATTTCTTCCTCTTCCACCAATACATAGTAACAAAATAATAAACCCTGCTACTAAAACAGCATTTGTCACATATTCAAATAATTTATTTATGACATTAGAAAGATTTGACTTTTCATCTGGTGTATACATCAATTCGCCATAATCGCTCGAACTATTATCCATATTATCTATATAGTGTACGAATACAAATAATATTTCTTATTATGTTTAATTACGACATTTTATGATTTTTATATCTATTTTTATTATATATAATGAGTAATTTTCCCATATACACTACCCATCCAGTAATTGTTCCACCTGATAGTCCAGGAGATGAAAAACATTATGTTTCTATTTCATCTTCAGATAGAAATTTAACAAAAAATAAAGAATCTAACGATTTCTTTGTTGAACTCCCACAAGAATATACAGATGTAGAAAGTGTTCGTTTAGCAGGATCTTATTTTCCTATTGTGGATAACCAATTTGCATATAATCAAAACAATGTTGATTTATGTTTTAAATTTAAAGCGGCTTACACACCATTTGATGAATCAGGATGTACAATGGAACATATTGCAATTTTTGCAGTTTTGGCTGATCATATTCAAAAAAACTCATATTTCCGTATACGTATTTCTGATGGTAGATACAGTATTAACGATATTAAAAACGAAATTGTAAATAGAATGAACAAAGTAGTAACTGATGAAATCGGATTGCAAATGTATGGAACATCTAGATTAAGAAATTGGGGTGATTTTCAGTTTTCAATTGCTTATTTTCCAAATGCTACTATCCAAACTGATTTAACACCTGCAAAAACAATTGATGGTTGGAACTTGTTTTATAATACAACATATGATAGTATGAACTCTGCTATTACAGCATTCAACGAAAAACATGCAACAAATATCCCAACATTAACTGAACAAAACTTAAATTCAGGAACATCAGTAAATATTCCATTTACATTAAATCAGTTAAATGAGTATACAAGAGGATGCACACCAATTAATCCTCCTATTTTACTAGCCTGGCCAAATAAAGTTACAGATTATGTAGTAGGCACATATATTGACGGTACAAATGCTGATAGTGCAAAAATAATGAGTGATTTTGATAAATTAGGCATTGGCCGAGGTGAAAATGGAACAGATATAGCTGCTGAAGAAGCATTAAAGATTGATTTTTTAAGTAGTGGAGGATACGACAAGTTTCGTATAGCAGTTAATGATGTCGCTACAAAATTCGTATTTGCAAATATTGCAGATAATTTTGAAATTATTAACGATAGAACCAATTATTATTCCCAAGAAGTACAAAATGTAATTAGCACTTTGACAAGAGAAGTAGCTACTTATGCAGTGGGGAGAGATACCGAACAGTTTATGCCTAGAGATGATTATTGCGAATATACATCTATTACACAATATCAAGATGATATCAAATGGGGATTACCCATTTATCTTGGATTTGATGGAACAGAAGTTGTAAAAGAGTATTCATATGAATCTTCTCAATTTAGAGGTATTGCAGGATACGAATTACCTACATTTTATTATCAACGTGATCTTCAAGGATATTCAGTATCAGACACAAATGTTAATCCTATTCAGAGAGCTCCAGCTCCTTATCATAGAGCTCACATATTTACATATACGCCAGCAAATGCAATTGATCTTAAAGGCGAACCATACTTTTTTATGGATTTAGATACGTTGAATTGTATTGATGAAATCCGTCCTTACAAGGACAATGAATATGCACAAACAAATACAGATACAGCAGGCTCTATTAATGCATCATTTGCAAAGCTTCCTCTATCTGTTCGTGATGAAGTTGCATACGGTCGAGGTGTTCCTAATAAAAAAGTTTTTTCGCCGCCTCTCTCTAGACTTCAAAAAATTAGAATTCGATTACGATTTCATACTGGACGTCCTGTAGATTTTGGTGTCCAGCCATTCTCAATTACACTTGAACTAACTTGCAAAGATAGAAAGTTGAAACTCAAATAAATAATATTTTTAGGTATATTATGAATACTTGCGAAGATTCAACTACAGACAAACCTATTGTACATAATTGTTTACAATACAGCTTTATATATACCATATGTTGTTGTCTTGGTTGTGAATATATAGCCAGAACATACTGCTGTTGCCTTCCTAACCCATAACAAAAAATTATTTGTTTACGTATAAACCACATATACATAAACAAAAACACGTAAAATAGATGAATAAATTTAATCCTTTATTTTTTCAAGAATCATCTCAGTTAATTCCGTATCTGTATGTGTCGCCAGATTTTCTTTGGTAACACCTTTTGGAAGTTTTAAAAACTTGGGTTTCTTCATTGTTGCTCTTTTGAAAAATACATAAAGAGCACCTGTTTTTCCTGTTCTTACGCTTATCTCATCAGTTAAGGATCGAACTATACTTGAATATTCACCATTCTTATGTTTTTCCAAAATTGGAAATATTTCATCTTGTTTTAAATTTTCAGGAGGTCGATTACCAAATCCTTTCAAAGATATGTTTTTATCTCCCCACGCAACATATAGTCCAAACTTACCCTTTTTTACAGTGGCCTTTACACCATCAAATACCCAACTATCATCTTCTGGATCTTCTATTTTCACAATTTCTTCTAGTGAAAGTTCACCATTATATAATTTTTCCAAATCTATATCCGGTCTAACTTCTTTAAAACTTGTTCCTTTCTTTTTATCTGGATTTGTTTTATCCACACATTTCACAACAGGACCATATTTACCCATAATATACGTATGCATATCGTCTATAGGTATCTCCATTTTCTTTGTCTTTTCTTGAGGTATACCAGAAATCGTTCTTTCTATCGTTTCCAATACCATGTCACAAGGATCAGTCCATATTTTTTCTCCTGATGCAACTATTTCCAAACTATCTTCCATATGGCTTGTATATTCATAATCAAACAATTCAGAAAAATGTTCAATTAAATATTCTACCACCGTTGCTCCTAATGGTTGCAACACCAATTTATTTTTTTCTGCACCCACTTGACATTCTTTGGTGGTATGAATTATTTTTCCCGTTCCATTTTCCATTTTATATTGATCACAAGTATGTGTTTTTCCATCTACATTCATTTTCTTCACATATTCACGTTCTTGTATTTTATCCACCAAAGATGAAAAAGTTGATGGTCTTCCTATTCCTTTTTCTTCCAATAATTGAACTAATTTTGCCTCCGTATAATGCGATCCAGAACGAGATATAGATCCTTCGGCATTTATGATTGAATAATCGGTTTTTGTATTTTGTTCCAATGTTTTCAAATAAGAATAACAAGGCGAAGTCAAATCTTTCTTTTTTACATTTTTCACTATTTCCCAACCCATAAACACGTTCTCAAAAGATGTATGGGAATATTTCCATTTTTCGGATTTTGGTTCTTCTTCCAGAACAGGACAACTTATATTGGACGTATATTTTACATACTCTGATTCCGACATACAACTTCCTAACGTAGTTTCCCATATTAATCTGTAAACTTTTGATTCTCTACCCGTGAGTTTGGCACTTTCGGGTAATCTTGATGTTCTAATATTTGTAGGTCGAATACTTTCGTGTGGAGTTGATGTAGATGTTGATGACTTACCAGTAAGAGAAAACAAACGTGGTGATACATATTTGTTATCATTATACGTAGATTCAATATATTTTTTCACAGTTCCCAAAAATTGTGAACTATATTGCATACTATCTGTTCTCATATACGTGATAAACCCTCCTTCATACAATTTTTGACAACATTGCATTGTTATTTTAGGTGAAATACCAAGTTCATTACTACACAATTGTTGAACACGTGATGTTGTTAAGGGTAAAGGTGGTTTCTTTTTTGATGAAAACAATTCTCCACGAGAAAATATATGTTCGTGTTTTGAGGAACGATGTAAGAACGGAATTACTTGTTCTTTCTCTAATTCCGCATTTAATTCAAACTCGATATTTTTACGTGTAAACAAACCTTTTACTTTCATTTTTTGTTTTGTTTCTTTACTTTCATTTTCTCTTAGTAGTTTATCATTATCATATACTAATCTAAGTGCTGGTGTTTGACATCTTCCTGCACTTAATGCTCCATCTTTTGAATAACAAAGACGTTTCCACAACACTGGAGATACCTTGAATCCAACCAGTAAATCTATAACTTGTCGACATTGTTGTGCCATAACTACGTTCATATTCACATAAGTGGGTGTTTTTATAGCTTCTAAAACGGCGGGTTTTGTAATTTCGTGAAATATAATACGTGGTGTTTTTTCCACATCTAATTTCAATAATTCACATAAATGCCAAGCAATAGCTTCTCCTTCCCGATCATCGTCAGTTGCAAGAATGACTTGTTCACTTTCTTTCTTGGCCTTTTTTAATGCTGAAATAGTTCGTTTTTTATAACTATCTGTCATTTCCGTGAATGTAATGCGGTATTTATTCGGTATATCAATACTACTGAGACCTTTAATCTCTCTGAAATGACCCATTGAAGCCATACATTTATATCCATCTCCCAAAAATCCCTCAATTTTCTTGCATTTTGCAGGTGATTCCACAATTACCAATTTCATTGTAATTTCTTTACCTAACTAGTATATTGTATACTATATACAACATAAATGTGTTAAACTTGTTTGAAGTAACAAATATTTTATTTTATACTGTTATATTAGACACATTGATATAAACAAACAAAATGAATACTGAACTACAACAACAAGAAGATATGCATCTCGAAATGTTAATATATATCAATAATGTAGACACCACAGGAATGACCATAATTCAAGAAATAGAGGCAAAGATAAGTAGATTGCTCGACGTCGAACGTGTTACACCAGAACAGAGAGAACTGGTACAATATGAAGATTTAGCATTTTTTATAGATTATAATAGTTCTAATTTAACTATCGAACACCTTCAGAATGCAAATACATCTGAACCCATTTCTACAAGACTTAAATCTATTTATAAAGTTGTAGTAGAATGTTATTTGCGTATTTTAGATGATCCACATATATCTCTTTCTCTCAGTCGTCAGTACACATCAAATACAACAAGTAATACTGCAACACGTGATAACATACTTCCTATAGGATCTACTAAATCAGCTCTTCAACGAATTATTCAGGAAATGATTCATACAGCATATCAATTAGATGATATTAATTTTTTATATCAAATAAAGACAACATTTCCATTAGCATATTACGAAAGATCCTCCTCGATTAATGATGCAGTAAAAAGTGCAATGTATCACAACAAAACAAATATAATAAATCTATTAGCGTCACCTGAACAACGTGTACAATCAATGGAATATCTAAATGTGTATTTATCTGAAGCATTGAGTGCTAAAATTCGGCAAGTAGTTGAAGGTTCTAATAACAATGAAGATAATCCATACTCGTCGGGTACACCTACAGTTATTGATTCTGATCATGAAGAGTTTGATGGAGAAATAATACATGGTGATGATATTCATAATATTTTTGATAATGATGATGATATAGGTTTTAATCCTGATGATATGAATAATAATAATAATAATAATAGTGTTGGTGGTTCAATCAAAAAATCCAAGAAATCAAAAAAAAATAAAAGAACCAAAAATAAGAAGACGAAAAAAAACAAAAAGATAAGAAAGGGAGGTGTTCCTCCTCCTCCTAATCAACCGACAAGGCAACGAAATGAAAATGATGCTAGAAATCATCCAGTTCTCGTGCAGTTAAATAACACTATTGCGAATGATACACATACAAACATCACACTCAGCTTTTTAAAAGCTTACATAAATTATGATATTATTTTGAATGTTTATCTCAGCACACCTACAGCAGAAGAAGGATATAATTATGCAGAAAATTATTTTATTGAGCTTGAAAGTCGTGTTCAAGACTATTTGGGAACTATTGATCCTCACCAGGTTAGTGACTTTTATGAAACATTCACTCGTGCTACTAATCTAAATAATCATAATAGTGCTGTTAATAGACATATGAGAAGACTTAATGATGATCCTTCTCTTATTAATGAAGGGAGAGACGATAGAGGATTAGTATACTTTGAAGAGATATGTCGTATACGACAGGTAATAACTGAAATTAATAGCAGAGTAAATGTTGGTGGAAGACGCCGTAAAAAGAGTAAAACCAGAAGACGTGTAAAGAAGAGAAAGAATAAAAAATCTAGAAAAACTAGAAAACACAGATGATCAATTGTTGTGAAGATGAAAACACATTTTCATAACAATATTGAAATTAAAAGGGTCTATAGTAATTATCAACAGGGGGCTCTGAAGCAAATGGATTTGGATACAATGAAGTTGTAATATTTTTGTATATTATTTTCAATGTTTCCATAGGACTTTTTCCAGTTAACACAACCATCATTCCAAATAAACCTAGTATGGTCAGGATAATATAATCCATTACTGAAAGTTGAAATCCTTTTTGTGGAGAATAAATAGGTTGACCAGGAGGAGCATTCATTTACAGATACAAGTAAAGTATATTCTATATACTATCATCTGAAATAATTTATGTGTACTTTGATGTTCTCGCATAATTCACAAATATCAATCATTATTTTTGATTGATATTTGATATTATAAGGATAAGAAATAATGGTAAGAAAGTAATGCATACACCCCCGCTACGGACATAAATCCCCATTGAAGCATAGATTTTTCTTGATAAGTGCGAATCGCATAGAATGAAAACAATACAACAAATGTGCAAAGGAATATATCTTTATTTGTAAGATCTCTGGATTTATTCTTTAAAATAATTTTGTTTGGTTCAGTGTGATTCATATAGAAGTACACCATACCAATTTGTCCTATTGTAAACGCAATTAATAACCACCCCAATTCTTGATGATGACGTATCCAAGAAACATAAATAAGAAGTGATAAATGACCCAATGACCCTAAATAACTAATTGTTCGACTATAATCTTCTGATTTGTAAGAAAGAATGTATTGTGCGATCGCAATGAGGATATGACCTTGAATATAAGCTACTTTTCCAAAGTTTTTATCCCATCCATCTTTTTCAGAAAAAATACTTTTAATTTCATTGCGGTTTAGGTAAGCATATAATATTGCTAAAAATGAATGTGCACCAGAGTTGTGCACAAACTCATAGCCTGACATTTGTTCATATAGTACCTTCATTTGTATAGTATATCTAAACACAATATTTGTATTACACAAACATTAATCATTATTATTGTTGTTTTCATCAAAATCTTCTATAGCCATTACATCATCATCAATTTTACTGATTACAACTTCACTAGCCACCTTTTTGACAATTTTCTTATAATTTTTCTCATCTTCTTCGTCAGTTGCACCACCCATTACTTTATCGCACATTTTAATGTATTTTTCATGAGTTAATGTATTTACATTGTCATATGCTGGATTTTCTTCCTGCCATTTTATAATATTTTGAACATTTTTGTTAGCAAGTTTACGTATAGCATTTTTCATTTTACTTCCATTAGCATCTTCACGTTTCCATTCGTCGTTGTCTTTGATATATAACGTATCTCGTTTTGCGTCTGTGCAATGTATAGGACGTTTTGATACATCTACATCTTTTAATCCTTCAATCATCATATGACTTACGCCTTCAATATAACCAGATTGTCCAAATCTTTCCAAATCTTCCAGACGATATTGTAAGTTTTCAACAAAATCAAGAAGATTCATTGCATCTTTGCATTTATCATTGAGGAAAACATTGATATTAAATCGATTGTTTATGTTATTATTCACTGTTCTTGGTTGTTTTGCTATTTCATTAATTGATTCCATTTGTTTTAACATAAGATCATCACGTTTTTGTTCACGTTCAAGTCGTCTTTCTTCTAATTCAATCTTACGTATTTCAAGTTCATATTCCATTTTTCGTCGTTCGTGTTCAATAATTTCTGATTGTGAAGTTGTTGTTTCCTCATAATCATCCAATTCATCACGAAAAACAACATTATTTTTTAGTTTGAATGATAGTTCTTTTTTTTTATTTTCTATTTCTATTTCTTCTTCTTCTTCTTCTTGGTCAGGATCAGATTCACATTCTTCTTCTTTGTCCGAATCAAATTTAAGTTGTTGAATGTATACATTACATATTTTTCGGTGAGCGTTCAGACTTCTTTTGTGAACATATTCTTTACCACAAACACAGACGCATAATCCGTCTTCGATATACATATCATTGACAATGCCAGATCGAGTGCTTTCCACCTTTTTAAGGTGACGAGTTGTAGTGTTGTGTCTAGTAAAATCTTTTTTATTATATGTATAAAAATTACAAGCAAAACAACTATACTTGACCTTTGATTTATTTTTGGACATTATATAT